CAAGGGAGGAGAGGATGATAATATTCTTCTTATTCCAGATATTTCGTACGCCGCTTACAAAGAATATGAGCGTAATCCTTCTATTGAACATCGAGTGTTTTATGTGGGTGTAACACGTGCGAAAAAGAATTTGCATATTATGCAGCCACAAACAGAAAGGTTTTATAATATATAATGTATGAGCAAGATTTATTCAACGAACCCACTTGGGTTCCTCCTATAGAACTTCCTGATCTTTCAAAAGAAAAGTTAATCGCTATTGATGTTGAAACCAGAGATCCTCGCCTATTAACCCATGGACCAGGATGGACACGAAACGATGGCTATCTTATTGGCATAGCAGTGGCTTGTTCTAAGTGGTATGGATATTTGCCCATTGCTCATGAGGGAGGAGCCAACCTTTCTAAAAACATAGTCATTGGATGGCTTAAAGATCAACTCAAACATGGTATGTCCGTGGTCTTCCATCATGCACAGTATGATTTAGGATGGCTTAAAACAGAAGGCATAGAAATTCCAGGCACTATTCTGGACACCATGATTGCCGCCCCTTTGTTAGATGAAAATCGCTACTCCTATGCGTTAGGAGCTTTAGGGGCTACCTATCTTGGAGAAAAGAAAAAAGAAGAAGGATTAAAACTTGCGGCTGCCCAACATGGAGTGGACGCTAAAAAAGAAATGTGGAAACTTCCTGCATCACGTGTAGCTGAATACGCAGAGAACGATGCACGTTTAACTTTTGAATTATGGAACGTTCTTCGACGCAAGCTTACCTCTGAGAAATGCGGAAAGATATTGGAGTTAGAGTTAGCTTTAATTCCTATTATTTTTAAAATGCGTTCTCGTGGTGTTCTCGTGGATTTAGAACAAGCGGAAAAAACAAAAAAGGAATTACAAACACGAGAAGATAAATTATTAAGGGAAGTAAAGAAAGAAACAGGAGTGGACATTGAACCATGGACCGCCACATCTTTGGCGAAAGCGTTTGATACATTGGGATTAAAGTATGAACGTACGCCCAAGTCGGATGCTCCAAGTTTTACAAAGCACTTTCTCAAAACGCATCAGCATCCCATAGCGAAAAAGATTTTAGAAATACGGGAATATAACAAGGCGAATACAACTTTTATAGAAACAATCCTTCAGCATCAGTACAAGGGTCGTATTCATTGTGAATTCAACCAGTTACGATCTAGTGATGGTGGGACAGTAACCGGGAGATTTTCTTCAAGTCACCCTAACCTTCAGCAAGTACCAGCTCGACATCCGGAAATTAAAGAGATGATTAGAGGGCTGTTTATTCCTGAAGAAGGGTGTCAGTGGGGAAGTTTTGACTATAGTGCTCAGGAACCTAGATGGTTAATGCACTATGCCTCATTGACCCCAGATACAAAGAATAACCCACGTGTTCAGGAGATTGTAACCTCTTACCGGGAAGATGATATTGACTTCCATCAAATGGTAGCTGATATAGCAGGAGTGGAGCGAAGTCTAGCCAAGACAATTAATCTCGGTATTATGTATGGAATGGGTATTGGCAAATTGGCTTCTATTCTAGGAGATATTTCTTTTGATGAGGCCAAAACATTACGCAATGATTATGATGAGAAAGTGCCTTTTATTAAGGCAATTGCCTCCACGGTTATGAGTGTGGCTATCCATAAAGGAGAAATAAGAACCTTGCTTGGGAGAAAATGTCGGTTTCCTATGCGTGAACCCAAAGGCTATGGTGGGTATAAGCAAGTTATTCATATGGATAAGCTTGAGGAAGAATGGGAAGAAATTCAAAATATGCCACTAGAGGAACGCGAAAAGGATTGGCGAAAGAAAAATCCTGTCAATTATCAAGTAGCTTTTACTTACAAGGCTCTCAATCGTTTGATCCAGGCATCTTCTGCTGACCAAACAAAAAGAGCGACACCATGGAAAACTGTTTCCCGGAAATGACTATTCCTTCCAGAGTAGACGTAGGAATAGGAAAGAATTGGGGAAAGGCTAAGTAAATGTTTCACGTGAAACATTTTAAATTTGAGGACATCTTTCTGAACACTATGTATTAATTTCCAGTTAAGGGATTGTTTAAAGCTCGTTGCAGCATCTCGGTTATCTTCTTTTCAAGAGCTTCTAACTTAGTATCAATTATTTCTATGCGTCTTTGTCCATCACTTTCTATGGCTGTACGCTTTGAATCGAATCTATCGTTAGCGTGATCGATCAACGACCTTAAATCTGTCTCGGCCTGTCTTAATGCTTCCCTGACTTCTGTATTCATATTCCTACTGCGTTTATCCACTGCTGAAATACTATCTTGAATTTCGGTTAAATCTTTACGCATATCTGTTCTGATACTTCGAGCATCCCCTTGGGCTGACTGGACTAGCTGCGTTGCCTTATCTAGTTCCGTAGTCAACAGAACTTCCATATTGGTTATTTTAGTATTAAGTAATTCCTCTAAAGCTATCGTGCGTTCTTCAAACACTTTAAGTTTTAAAGTAAGATTACTAAGATCAGGAGCCACATACTCATTAATTTTATCCCTCATATTCATATAGTCTTTTGTGAATTCAAAGCCGCCCCACAAAATTCCTCCCAGAGTACCTAAAATCGGCAACAATAGCAATAATTTTGATCCTTTAAATCGGATTCCTTTATATTCTATTTCACTCATATTGTTGCTCAATCAATTTATTAAAAATCAGACTGTCTTTAACACTTATGTAATTGCCCAGGGGATCTTGCATAACAACATTCTTATAAATTTCTTCCGTCTTATACCACTCTAAAGCGGGTTGAATAACTTGATTTGAATAGGTTGCGATGTTCGGACCAAGAGCATTGACCAAAGCCAAAGTCGTAATCTGGGCAACGGGGTCATAGTTGGAGGCAAAGCTTTCTATAATTTCTTTGGCCTTCTGCTGTTTCTTTTCCTGTTGCTTGCTTGGTTTTTTTTCATCAGCGGCCACTTCTTTCTTAGTATCAGTTTTAGTTTTTGAATCTTCCACTTTATTTTCCGCCACATCAGTTTCCTCCACTTGTTGTTCTTCTGCTTCTTCCGTTGATTCTGGCTCATCTATAGGAGATGAAGTAGCTTCTTCAGAAGGGGTTTCGCCAATGTCTTCAATTTCAGCAACCATTTCTTCAATTTCGGCTGCAACTTCCTCAACATCCATCATTGGCATATCTATTTCTAAATCTTGTAGCATTTCTTCACTACTTGATACCTCTGTTGTTGGTAAATCCACATCGGGAATATCAACATCAGGTATATCAACTTCCATATTAACCATATCCTCCATAGTGGTATCCATAATATTCTGTTCGAAAGTATCCATGATCTCATAATTATCCATTAAATCCATCATGGTATCTAAATTTTGCTGCTGTTCCACAACCTGCATCCATGTTTCAATAACAGTTGTTATATAATTATAGGCAATATTATATTGGAACTCATCAAAAAAATATTCGCCGTATCCTCCAATTTCGATATACACCTTATCTAACTGGTTGGCAAAATCATAGGTGCCTATTACCGTGTTTACCCAGTTTGTATTGCCTGAATAGTTATAAGGGTTTTGGGTAAAGGTAGTTTTATCTATAGTTACTAAACCTGTTTCCCATTCTAAAGAGTTGTCATTATATCCTTTAGTCTGCACATACGCTGTTTGAGAGGAGTTGTTATACATACTATTAGGAAAAGCAAATAAAAATTCCCAACTAACTTCTCCGCCATCTTCAATATCAAAACTGTTTAAATCAACATACTGGCGCCAAGTAGTTAAGCTGTTATTTCTTGCGTGGGAGCAGCCAGAAGTCCTACCATCCGTACCTGTTGCCGGGAACCCTGACGCAGCATCCGTGCAGCTAGAGTGAGTATAGATTAATCCAGCGCCGCCCCAATCTATGTCCATATCGCCTTCGTATTTTGAAGTTACAATTCCTGTATCACCATCAAGTACATCACCACTTGCTTTATGTTCAATGGTTACAGTCGTTTGCGTAACTTCTTCTATTTCACCTTGGGATTCTATTACTGTCGTAACAGTATCGCCTTCCTCCTGCATTTGTGCCCAGGTATCAAAGGAGTAAGAGCAGCATGATAAGGCCACTAATACCAAGAATAGCAGAATCTTCATCACTAAGAAATTCCTCTTCTGTTTTATTTTCTTTTAACCATTGTTCGTAATCAGGTCGTTTTTCGGGGTTCTCTTTCCACAGCTTTTCGGCATCTAATCCAATTTTTCCTTCGTAGGGACAAATTGTACCAGCTTGAGTCATCGCCATAAAAACGCGTTCATCCTGACAAAGCAAAGCAACAGCTGCTACTTTCATACCAAATCGAAATAACTGCCTGGATAACTTTAATCGTTCACAGTTTAAATCTCTGACAGTAGTGCCACCTGCCAATCCTAAAATTTGTGATTGGATAGCTATAGAAGTGCCTGTACTACAGACATCCTGATTATTAATCATGATTCCGGGAGCTGATGCAGTGCTCGGAGTTCTATCAACGGTGGTAGTGCCAGAGACCGTGGATGAAGTAGACGTAACCGTATTGGTTTGTGCCTCAGCTCTGCTGCATAAAACCAACATGCCAAGAACAATGACAACTATTAAAATGGCCCATAATTTTCCTGTCATTAATCAATCCACACCCCAAATTCCATCATTTTTGACAATCTTTCACTACGGGATTTTACTTGACGAGCCCATACGCTTGAGCGCATCTGGTTTGCCGCTTCTTCCCAGTTTTGTTCCGTGATGGCTAGAAACATCTTAGGCCATTTTTCAGGATTAAAGCGTGTCATACCCATATTAAAGAGCATATCTAACAGGACTGCCTGGCGTGCCCCATCTAAATTCTCGTAAGGAGGCCAGGTCTTTGCCTCATTTTCTACTCGTGCTAGGTCATTTAATAACATAAAACGAGCCTCTTCTTCTGAAATTCCTAATCCATCTCCTGCTACATTTCGTCCGACGCCAATGGTCGGATGTCCCTGGGCCGTGTCCCCACGACTCAAGTCCTGTCCCGTCGCATCATCGTACACGTTCAATTTCATTCCTTCATGAAGGATAAGCATTTCCGATAATTTAGAACGATCGATCGTCACTAACGTACGCCTAGAAGTTTGTTAAGTTCTTGTTGTCTCAAAAAAAGATCTGCGGGAGGTACTTCTATGCGTGGCCGTTTAACTATTGTTTCTTGTTCTTGAATATTGGGGTCAGCACCGGGACGGGAAGTATATTGGGGTAATAATTGAGTTTTTATCTCTTGTACCTGTTCGCCCACGACACCTCGACCACTAGCTAAGGCTTGATCTCCTAACATAGCTATCACT